CATCTACAATACCCAAACAGGTCATCATTATTATATACACAAGAAGCGGAAAATTAATCCCTTTTTTATTTGGTAGTATCAGGAATATTTCGTATCTTTGAGTAATCTCAAACCCATATAAATGCTTAAATCGGTTATAAAATATACTTCAAAAAAGATTTGGAAAGTCCAATAAATTGTTGTATATTTGTAATCTCTTTATATTTATATACATAGAGGGTGAAGGACACTCACCTAAATAAAACCATAAAACATAAACTCTTAAAACGCAAAAAAATGGCTATTAACTTAGACGCAATCAGAGGTAGACTGAACAAACTACAAAGCACAACTTCAAAGAAAGTAGAACTTTGGAAACCAGCTCCGGGCAAACACACTATTCGTTTAGTCCCTTACAAATTCAACAAAGAGAATCCTTTTATTGAATTATTCTTTCACTACAACATTAACAACAAATCTTATCTATCTCCATCTTCTTTTGGCAGACCTGACCCTATCGTTGAGTTCGCTGATAAGTTGAAAAGAATGGGTGATAAAGAAGATTGGAAAGCTGCCAAGAAAATGGAGCCGAAACTTAGAACATTCGTACCAGTATTGGTAAGAGGTGAAGAAGGTGAAGGTGTAAGATTCTGGGGCTTTGGAAAAACTGTATATCAAGAAATTCTTGGTTACATCGCAGATCCTGATTATGGTGATATTACTGACCCAAATGAAGGTAGAGATATTACTGTTGAAGTAGTATCAGCTGAAGACAGTGGTACTTCTTACCCTGTAACAACAATCCGTGTTAAACCAAAGGAAACTCCTTTAGCAGCAACTAAAGAAGAAACTGATAAGTTTATCAATGGACAAACCGAAATCACAGACCTTTACCAAGAGTTGACTTATTCGGAATTGAAATCTGTATTAGAAGGTTGGTTAAACCCATCCGCTAATGGTGATGAAGATACATCTACTGCAGCAGCAGAGACGTTATCATCTACCGCAAAAAATGACGAAGCGCCTTTTGAAGTAGATGCCCCTAAAGCATCGGCAGCAAAAGAAGAAGCATCAGCTAAGAAAATAGATGATGTAGCATCAGCATTTGATGACCTTTTCAATTCATAGTAAATAAGTAAACAATATGGCAAAAGCAACTAAAGAGGTTGACTTAGCGGAAGTACTCGTTGAGTCCCTTAACAAACAATCAAAAGACCAAAAGGTAGCATTCTTTTTAGATAATGATGATGCACCAACAAATGTAGAAGGCTGGGTTTCAACCGGAGCATCTATGTTGGATGTGGCAATATCAAATCGCCCTTATGGTGGATTACCTGTTGGAAGAATCACCGAAATTACGGGATTAGAACAAAGTGGTAAATCATTAGTATCAGCTCACTTACTTGCGGAAACGCAGAAGCTAGGTGGATTGGCAGTATTGATTGACACGGAAAACGCCGTAAGTAGAGAATTCTTAGAAGCCATTGGAGTAGATACAACCAAATTACTTTATGTAGTAGCTGAGACTGTTGAACAATGTTTTGAATATACTGAAACTATTATTGAGAAGGTAAGAACTTCCTCTAAAGACAAGTATGTAACAATCGTTGTGGATTCAGTAGCAGCAGCATCAACTGAAAAGGAGATGGAAGCTGATTATGGTAAGGATGGTTACGCTACGGATAAAGCAATTATCATTTCCAAAGCAATGCGTAAAATCACAAATCTTATTGGTAGACAGAAAATCACATTGGTTTTCACAAATCAATTAAGACAGAAGATGAACGCAATGCCATTCTCTGACCCTTGGACAACTTCTGGTGGTAAAGCAATCGCTTTCCATGCATCGGTTCGTTTGAGATTAAAGAGTATGGGAACGATTAAAGCTAAAGATACCAGTGGTAACGATAGAATCGTAGGTATTAAAGTAAGATGTCAGGTAGTAAAGAATAGAATGGGACCACCATTACGTTCAGCTGATTTTGATATCTTCTTTGATAGAGGTATTGATAATATCGGAGCATGGTTAGGAAGTATGAAGGATAATGGATTGGTAAAACAATCAGGTGCTTGGTATGAATATACTGACATTGATACTGGTGAGATTATTAAATATCAAGCCAAAGATTTTCCTTCTATGTTAGAAGCCAATCCTTCGGTTAGAGAACAAATTTATAAAAGAATTTGTGAGGCAACAATTTTAAGATACAAAAAAGATTCAATGGACACCGATAATCTCATAGTAGATTCGGAAGTAATTGGAGATTAATAAAGGTTACAAAAACAAATGAAAGACTTATACAAAAAGCTTCTTAACGAAGTAGAATCAGAACATGAGACAAACCACTTAAGAGTGCGTAATAGTAGAGTTCTTGTCATTGATGGACTAAATACCTTCATCCGTAGTTGGACTACCAACCCTACAATGAATGAGGATGGTGACCATACGGGTGGAGTTATTGGTTCATTAAATTCAATTGGTTCTCAAATACGCCAATTCAATCCGACTAGAGTAGTTCTTATCTTTGATGGTAAGGGTGGTTCTAAAGGTAGAAAGGAAGTGTTTGAAGGATACAAAGCTGATAGAGGTAAAAATCGTTTTAGGGTTAATAGACAATATCCTGAAATGATGTCACAGGAAGAAGAACAACTTTCAATGAAACGCCAATTCGTTTGGTTAGTTGATTTGTTAGATTCACTTCCAATTACAACAATGATATATGATGGAATTGAAGCCGATGATGTGATAGCTAACATAGCTAGACAAGTATTGACTGAAGATGAAGAATGTATTATTGTATCAACGGATAAAGATTTCTTACAATTAGTAGATGATAAGACGAAAGTTTATTCACCAACTAAAAAGAAACTTTATGATAGAGAGTTAGTAAAAGCAGAATGGGGAATGTACCCACAAAATCTTTTACTATTCAGAACATTGGATGGTGATAATTCAGATAATATTCCTGGCGTTAAAGGATGTGGTTTAAAGACTGTATTAAAAAGATTTCCTGAATTAGAGGAAGATAGATTAATTACCTTTGATGAATTCTTTGATATATGTGAAGCTAAGAAAGATGATGCAAAAATATACGCTGATATCCTTTCACAAAGAAATGAGGTATTAAGAAATAGGCATCTTATGCAATTAGAAGAAGCACATATCAATACAAACCAAACTCTTAAAATATTAGACCGTTTTAACGAACCTAATAAAAAGTTTGATAAGTTTGATTTTATCAAAGCAGCAATGAAGTACAAAATACTTCAAAATTGGAAGGACATTAACGATTGGTTGAAATCAACTTATACAAATATAATAGTAAAATAGATGGCAGAGCAAGTAGATACACTCTCTAAATATGGGCAATCGTTTCAAGCTAAAGTAATATCTGCTTTACTTACCGATGTTAGAATGATGGACACTTTGTGTGAAATCATTGATAAGAAGTTCTTTGAATCCGATGCTAACAAATGGATAGTACAGGAGATTAAGGATTATTACGATGAGTACAAAAAAGAACCTACATTAGACGTATTTAAAGGACAAGTATCAAAGCTAGATAATCCATCGCTAAAGAAATCAGTAGTAGAACAACTTAAAACGGTCTACACACAAATTGGACAAGATGATTTTGAATATGTGAAAAACGAATTCACATCATTTTGTATCAATCAGAATATGAAAAATGTAATTCTACAATCAGTAGATTTACTTAAATCAGGCAACTACGATAGAATCAAAGACTTAGTTGATAAGGCGATGAAAGTTGGAGTTGAATCAGATTTGGGTATGGATTACCTTTTAGATTTTGAGGAAAGATTTAGTGAGACTGGTAGAGAGACTGTATCAACAGGTTGGGAATGTATTGATGATTTGATGGGTGGTGGAATTGGACCTGGCGAATTGGGAGTAGTAGTAGCACCTTCTGGTGTTGGTAAAACTTGGGCATTAGCAGCATTAGGAGCAGCAGCCGTAAGAGCTGGTAAGACTGTGGTACATTATACATTAGAACTTTCACAACATTATGTGGGATTGAGATATGATACTGTATTTACACATATACCATCAACCAATTTAAAAGAAAAGAAAGATGAAGTATTTGCTAAACTTAAAAGATTACCGGGTAAACTTAAAGTTAAATACTTTCCACCAAAAGGAGCATCATCAAAAACAATCCAACTTCACATTGAGAAAATGATAGCAGCTGGTAACAAACCCGATTTAATTATTGTGGATTACGCTGACTTGTTATTATCACACTCAAACAAAACTGATAGTACATACGCTGAGCAAGGTGGTGTGTATATTGATTTGAGAGGAATGAGTGGTGAATTACAAATACCAATTTGGACAGCATCGCAAACTAATCGTT